AATATATAGTCAATTATTTACGGTATTATTTTATTTAGGAATAGTTATTGTATTTTATCATTTATACAAAATATATGGTTATCTAAATGCTGGTAAAGGAATATGGGTAAATTTAATTCATGTCTTTATCGTAGGACCCTTACTAGTTTATATTGGTTATAATGGAGTTAAAACATCACGCAAATTTTTTGAAATACTATTAATGTTAGGTTTTGCATCTATAGGATATCATTTATATTACTTATTTTAGATATACCTACACCTTTTACACCTTTTTTGTTGTAAAAATTGGTGTTTGAAATGTAAAAAGGTGTTAAATAATATATATTACACTGGTTTAATATATATTATCATTTTTTTGTTGGTCTTCTTTTTACTCTTTTTGTTTTTCTTTGCTGTCCTCTAGTTTTTCTTTTTGTTCGTCTTCTTCTAGAACCACCTACTTCATCATCTGGAAGCTCTTTAATGACTCCAGGAAATGCACCTGGTATTGATTTAGCTCTTTTTAATTCTGATGTAGATAATTGCATCATTGCTTTTTCTTTCAAACTTGGAATATTTTGTACATCATTTATTATATTTTCATTTGTTGCCTTTGGTGGCATAATAGTTAATTCTACATCTCTTTCAAGATTTTCTGGAATATTCATAACATAAATAGGCATTATAAAAGGGTTACCACTAACATGTAATTCTCTTAAAGTTCTAGGTAAAAAATGTGGTAAAGATTGTAATTGATTATCTTCTGCATATAATATTTGCAATTCATTTGGCAATGATGGTAAATTTGTTAGTTGATTATTATTACAAGCTAACATTTTCAAATTCTTTAAATCGGGAAGATCTGTTAATTGATTATTACCACAAGCCAATTGTTCTAGTTCATCAGGTATTTTATCTATTCTTGTTAGTTGATTATGTCCACACCATAAAATTTTTAATACATTTGGTAAATTTGGCAAAGTTTCTAACTGGTTTGCTGCACATGCTAATATTTCTAAATTTCTAGCATTGGTTAAATCAGGTAATAAATTGATCCTATTATTCATACATCTTAAATTTATTAATTGCGATTTTCTTCCTAAATTAGGCAATGTTTGTAAATTATTAAAATTACAAAATAAGGTCGTTAATGCTGATGGTATATTAGGTAATGATACCAAGTTATTCATTTTACAATCTACATGGTCTAAACTTTCGGGTAATTCCGGTAGCTCAGTTAATCTATTATTATAACATTCAAATCTTATAAGTGTTAAGGGTAAATTCGGAATTTTTGTCAAATTGTTATAACTACAAAGAAGTTTTGTCAATGATGTATTAAATAATTCCGGTAAAACATTTAACCGATTATAATCACAATTTAACCAAGTAAGACTGGTAGGTAATTCAGGTAAATTTTCTATTCTATTATTTCTACAATCAAAAATTTCTAATGTTGGAGGTAAATTAATAATTTGTGTTATTTGACAACTCATACAAACTAATGTTTTAAGCTTCGGTAAACTTGCCAAATCTAATATACCATTATTTATAAGATAAGAATTACTATTAAAAATATGTATTTCAGTTTCATCATTAAATATACTTTGGGAAGGTCTAGTTCCACCTTTATGTTTATTATATTTTTTTCTCATATATAATAAACTAATATTTTTTATTAGTTACTTTCCTAGTATTCTTTTTTTTAGTATTACTTTTTATATATTTAATTTTTATAGATTTTTTATTATTTTTTCGTTTTTTGGTGTTTATTCTTTTAGTGTTTCTTCTTTTAGTATTTCTACCGCCAATTTCATTTATTTTCCTTTTATCACCAACAACTTTTTGTTCTTCTTCTTGTTGTTCTTCTTGTTCTTCTTTAATTTCTCTACGATCTCCTGGTATTAAAGTAGAATACTTTCTTGCTTCTCTTAAATCTGCTGTTGATAATGTTTTTGTAGCTAATGTTCTTAAACTTGGTATTTTTTGCATACTTGGAACTGCTTCTACTAATTGTCTATTAATCATTTGTTGACCTAATGTTGATCTTTTAATAATCGTTAATTGAACATCACAATTATCAGTCCCAATATTTAATCTTGATGGTATACTTAACACTGGAATATTTAAAGGTAATAAATTATTTGCTGCTTTTAAAATCTGTAATCTATTTGGTAATTTAACAGGTAATGATGTTATTTGATTGTTATTACATTGCAGTGTTGCTAAGCCATCTGGTAATGAAGGTAAACTTGTTAGTTGATTGTAAGAACAATTCAATATATCTAAAGAATTAGGCAAATTAGGCAATGATGTTAATTGGTTATGAGAACATAATAAATATCTTAATCTTTGGGGTAAAACTGGTAAATTTGCTAATTGATTGTTATTACATTTTAATGTTGTAATATTATTAGGTAAATTTGGTAATTCACTAAGTAAATTATTTGTACAATCTAGTTGAGATAAAGATGATAATACAGGCAATGAACTTAATTGATTATATGCACATTCTAATTGTGTCATACCTACAGGTAATACTGGCAATGATCTCAATTGATTATTACCACACCACATTTCTTTAAGTGTTTTGGGTAATTTTGGTAATCTAGTTAATATATTAAACGAACAAGATAGAGTTTTTAAAGAATTAGGTAAGATAGGTAATTCTGTTAGTTGATTTGATGAACAAGATAAAGATAATAGATTTCCATTTGGTAATTCTGGTAATACTGATAGTTGATTATTGTAACATGAAAAACGTATTAAATTAACAAATCCTCTAAAGGATTGCTGTATTGATCCTAATGGATTAGAATCTAATCTTATTTCAATTAATCTATTTGGTAATTCTGGTAATGAAGTTAAACGATTATTATAACAATCTAATCTTTTCAATGATATAGGTAAATTTGGTAATGATGATAATTGATTATTCCCAAAATCAAGAATCTCTAAGTTCATTGGTAATTCAGGTAACATTGTTAACACATTACTTCCACAATTTAATTTCTGTAATCTTAGTGGTAAATTTGGTAAACTACTTATTTGATTACCTTCACAATTTAATATTAATAAATTTTCTGGTAAGTCAGGTAAATTTGTTATTTCATTATTTTGACAATCTAATTCAGTAAGTGTATTAGGTAAATTAGGTAAAGAATTTAATAAATTATCATAACACAATAATTCAATAAGTGTTTCTGGAAGGTTTCTTATTTCTTCTATTTCTAAACCTGAACAATCTAATTTTTTTAAATATCTAAAATAAATTAAATCAAGTACACCATTTTCATCTACTAATTCATTATCTGATATATCATCAGTATTCAATTCTTCTGTTTCTTCATCTAAAACCTCATGTTCTTCATCTAAATCCTCATCTTCGTCCTCTTCTTCATTGTCATGTTCATTATCTTCATCATGTTCATCATAATCCATTATATATATATTTTTATTTTTTATTTTTTCTAGTGTATTTATTATTTTTTCTTTTTCCTTTTCTTGACCTGTATTTTTTAGTTTTTTCTTTTCTAAAATTTTTTTGTCTAAGTTTTTTGATTTTTCCACCATTAATAGCATTTTCTTCTTGTTCTTCTTCTTCTTTAAATTCTCTGCGATCTCCTGGAATCATATTAGGATATTTTCTTGCTTCCTCTAAATCAGCTGTTGATAATGCCATCATTGATAATGTTCTTAAACTTGGTACTTCTTTACCTCTATTTGTTATTTCTTCCGATGTTTGTCTTCGCGTTATTACTTTAAACTCAACATCCGTATCTAATCCAGAACGTAACCTTAGTCTTTCTGTTACAAGATTTATTTCAGGTAATGGATTTCCTCCAGCAAATAATTTAATTAATGTTCCTGGTAAATTCATCGGTAATGATGTTAATCTATTATTTTCACAATTTAACATTGCAAGACCACGAGGTAAACTTGGTAAACTCGTTAATTGATTATTTTTACAATATAAAACTCTTAAAATTTCAGGAAGTTTTGGTAAACTTGTTAGTTGATTGTTATTGCATTCTAATGTTGTTAAATTTGGTAACTCTGGTAAACTAGTTAGTCTATTAAATGAACACGTTAATATACGCAAACTATTTGGCAATTCTGGTAAACTTGTTAGTTGATTATTTCCACAAGTTAATACTTCTAATATATTTGGTAATGTTGGCAAACTAGTTAAATTATTAGTAGAACTTTCTAGTTCCTTTAAATTATTTGGTAAATCTGGTAAAATTGTTAGTCTATTCTTATTGCATCGTAAGACTTTTAGATATTCTGGTAAATTTGGTAAAGTTTCTAATAAGTTTTCTTCACACCATAATTGTGTCAAACTATTAGGTAATTCTGATATATTTGTTATTTTATTATATGAGCATTTCAAAAACCTTAAAGTAGGAGGAATATTTATTATACCTTCTAAATTTAACCAGCAACATTCTATCCATGTTAAATTTGTAAAACCACTTAGATCTAAAATATTTTTTTTAATAATTTTATTTCTTGATTTATTAGATAAAGTATTTATTTTTAAAATTTCTATATTATAATCAATATTCATTTATATAATATAAGTATATTATTTTATAAACATCTATTTTCTTTTTGTACTAATTCTTTTATTTTTAGTTTTATTTTTACTTTTAGTTTTTCGTTTAATCAATCTTTTAGTTCTTCTTTTATTAATTCTTCTATACATTCTTTTATTTCCTCCATGAACATCATCATCTTTAAATTCTCTTCTATCTCCTGGAATTAATACATTATATTTTCTTGCTTCTTGTAATTCAGCTGTTGATAATGCCATTGCCGCTAATTTTCTTAGACTAGCTGGCTCTTTTATTTTATTTATTACTTCTTCACCTAATGGAGTACGATCAATGAGTTGTAAATTTATGTTAATTATATTAGGTCTCCCTCTTGCTGGCCATTTTAATATATAATTAACTTGTGGAAGAGGATTATTAGTTCCTGATATAAGTTGTAATGCATCTGGTAATTTTCTTGGTATTGAAGTTATTTGATTATTATTAAATATCAAAACTTGTAATCCATTTGGTAACTCAGGTAAAGAAGTTATTTGATTATTACCACAATTCAACATAAGCAAACTATCTGGTAATGCAGGCAAAGATGTCAATTGATTAAAATTACAAGTTAAAAATCTAAGATTAGGTGGTAATTCTGGTAAAGATGTTAGTTGATTTGAAGGACAAATCAAAGTTTGTAATGTTGAAGGTATATTTCTTATTTCTCTTATATTTAAGTTACCACAATCTAATACTATTAAACGAGTAAAATTACTCACATCAAGAATACCGTTATGAATTAAAGTTTCAATATAATATGTATCATGTGACAAAATTGATATATTAAAATCACTACTATCTATTGTACTTAAAGAATAATCATCTTCATCACTATCCATAAATATATTTATATATACAAATATAATTATTTATTTTATTATTATTTCTCTACTTATTATTTTATAATTATTTCTGGTTCTACATGTTTATCGTTTTTGTTTTTTTATTTTTTATTTTTACGTGTTCTACCATATTTACAATACTGACGTTGAGAAAATCCTTTCGGACGCCTACAGTTAATACTTCTCTTGTATTTTATTGACCATTTTCTACCACCAAACATTATCTTATATTATATTACATTTATTTTATTTATTTTATTTTGTATTATCAATAATTCGTTAAAATATAAAATTCAAACGCGTATAAATAAAAATTTGTCAATATTTTCATTTATTTATTTTTCTTTCTAGGTTTATATTGTCTTTTCTTTTTTTCTTCTTTTTTTTCCTCTTTTTCTTCTTTTTCATCATTTTCTTCTTTTTCATCATTTTCTTCTTTTTCTTCCTTTTCATCATTTGCATTTACCTCTTTTTCTTCTTTTACTTCTTTTGCTTCTTTTCCAGTTTCTAATTTTAAATTTATTTCTTGTTCGTCTTTTATTTCATAACCAATATTTATTTCAGTATCATTATGAATTTCACCAATATCTATTTCTTTGTTATCATTATTTATATCATTATTTATATCATCGTCATCATTTATAGAATTAGATAAAATATTTATTTTATCTCTGCTATTAAAACTTTTACTTGCAATTAACATTGGATTAATTAAATTATCACATTGTTCCGATAATTCTTTAAAAACTATATCAATAGATAGTGTTCTTCCAACATTTTCACCCTCAAAATCTTGTTTTTCTTCTTCATCTTCACTCTCTATTTCTGGTTTCAAAAATATATCATTATTATCATTATTTTTTTGTGAAATATTTTTATTTATCAAAGTATTCAACATATTTATATTATCATCTGTAATAGTTTCAATATCAGAATTAATATTATTATTTTCATGTATATCTTTTATTTCTTTTATTTCTTTTTTTTCTTTTTTTGGAGAAGATTCAAAAAGTTTGAATCCCTTTTTAAGTAAATTATTTGGTTTAAAATTATGAAATATATTTTTTTTGTTAGTTTTAGTAGTTGAACTAACATCACTTGAAAATGTTTCAGGTTGAGAATCTGAATGATTAGATTCACTATCTCCTAAAGATTTTTTAATATCTTTAATTAAATTAGTATCTATTTTATCATCTTTAAAATTATCTAAAATTTCCTTCTTTTTATCCTTTTTATTTAAAGAACTATTATCAAATTGTATATCATTTGTTACTTGAGTATATAACAAATTTACTTTCATTGCAAATCTATGGAGGTGTTTTGTATGTAAAGAATGAAAAAATTGTATATAAGAAATAAAAAGCATACCCTTTTCTTTAATCATCAAAATATTATAGTTAAAAGTTGTAACAAAATTATTAATATTTAAACCTATATCCTGCTGTTTTTTATGCATGTTCAATTCATTTTCTTTACCTTTAATATATTCATTAATTCCATAAAGAGCTAATATAATATTATCATGAATATCTTGAATTTTCTCAAAACTATACTGTTTATATGGTTCTAAATCTCGGTAAACTTGAAAACTAGAGCTTATTTTCAAAATATCAAGGGTTTTTTTTTCATTAATATTATCTTTTATATATTCTGAAATTATCTTGTATAATTTATAATATTCACAATACATCCTGTTATTTATAGCTAAAAATAAGCGTTTCATATCATCATATTCAATATCTATTAATTTACTTTGGAATTGAAAAGAATCCAAACCAAAAATAAATAAATTTTGTGTATTATTCTTAACAAAATCAGCATATGTTTGCTTCAATTTTGTTAGATGCCATTCTAACGTTTCAAAAATATTTGTTACCTTTGTACGTATGTCTTTTATAATTATAAAATTACTTTTTAGCTGTTCCAAATCAACTTCCATGTTTATGATAATATATTATGATAATAAATTATGTAAAAAAAAATTTATTTATATTTATTATGACTACTCCGATTGATGATACTGAAACAAATAAACTAATAAATACTCCTGAATGGACTACTGAACATGAACAAATACTTGTAGAATGGGCTGATAAAGCCATGTGTTATAGATGGCTTCATTCTCGTTCAAACTCAATGTATAGCTCATTAAATGCATGGTATACTATTCCTGTAATTGTAATATCTACTCTAACCGGTACGGCGAATTTTGCTCAACAAAGAGTTCCAGACAATTATCAAAATTTATTTGTAATGGTAGTAGGTGGTTTTAATATTTTAGCAGGAATTATAACAACAATTCAGCAATTCTTGAAAATAACACAGCTAAATGAGGCACATAGAGTTTCAAGTATAGCATGGGATAAATTTTATAGAAATATTAAAATAGAATTAGCTAAACATCCTGATGAACGAATGCAAGTAACTCAAATGATTAAAATAAACAAAGAAGAATTTGATCGCTTAATGGAGACAAGTCCTTCAATTCCAGATAAAATTATTATATCATTCAAAAAAGCATTTAAAGATCCTCAAGATAATACTATTCCAAAAATAATAAAACCTGAAATATGTGATGAACTAGTTTCAACTGAATTAGCAAGAAATCCTTGGTCAACTGAAGAAAATATTACAAAAAGAGCAAATTTAGCTTTAACAAAAGAGAAACAAAATTTTGACTTAGTTGTTAGTTTCAAAAAGACCTTTTATAATATTCATAATCGTAATCCAATTGAAAGCGAAATAATTGATAATCTTATAGATAAGATAGAAGCGACAGAATTATATAAAATTATAAATAAAATAAATTCATCTAATGTTAGTTCAAATGATCTTCATTCAGGGAATAATAATGTTTAAATATTAACTTTTTATTTTTGGATATTCCCTCGGTAAAACAATTGCAGATATCAAAATAAATAAATAAAATGCAAAATATGACCCATATATGTTTATACCTATTCCATAAAATTCTAATATTCTAGTAGCTCCGTAAAATATTAATAATGCAAAACCTACCATTGTAATTATTGAACTAGCTGATATTGCCATATTATATAATTATATAGAAATAATTATATTATATTTTATTGTATTTTTATTGTATTTATAAAATCATATATTTATCTTTTTCTTCATAATTATATTTTTCTTCTAGTAAAAACTTATTTATGTCATGATACGATAAAGGAAAAAAAAGTTCATATTTTTTAACTAACAAATCTTCGTTTATTTTAGAATTTTCATTTTTGTAACAAATTATTATACAATCTTGATCATAGTTTTCTTCAATAATACTATCCGTTAGAGAAAACTCTGATTCCACTTCCATATGAATTTTAGGACTCTCTAAAAATAATGCATATCTATTTATACCACCTCTAATATATTTTCCTTCAGTATTTTCAACTAATAATCTGCCTGATGAATTATGTGTTTCTCCAGTTGAAGACCAACCTCCTTTCTTTATTGCATCTGAAAATGTTCTATAAAAATAGTAATATTTACCACATGATTTATATACTTGTCTCTTTGGAGTTCCAAATATGGAATTAAATTCTACACTTTTATATTCAGAACCAGTATACACTGCATCTGGTAGTATATATGGTTCTTCAGTATTTGGATTATGCAATGAACCTAATTCAGGCATGTATAAAAATAATTTTGTTATGTCTTCATCAATTGGTATATTACAAATATGTTTTATATTCATTATTTCACTTGGTAAAGTAAACCATACAGAATAATCTCTTAATAAATGCATATAATTAATATCAATCGTCGTTATATCCATTAATGCATATGGATAACCATTTGTATCATATATAATACCTTTATACATATCATCATTTATGTTGGTAGTATTACAATCTGCAGATTTAAGTAATTCATTTATCTTTTCAATTACTATATCTTTTACTGAATTATGATTATTTTCAAATAAAATACAAGGTAATACAAATTGTTCTTTGAATAAATTTTGACAATACGGAATTTTTTCTACCATGAATTGTAAAAAAGGATATTTTGTTTCATTATTTACATTAT